ACGGCTCTCGATCTGGTTGACGCTGTTCTCACGGCTCGGAACGCCTACTTGGGCAGCACGCCTACGGCATACATGACCAATCAGAACATGGTCGAGATGCTGCTGACGCGCGACGGCGACAACAAGCGCATGTATCGCACCAAGGCCGAATTGGCCGCGGAGCTCATGGTCAGCGACATCGTCGAGGTTCCGGTCATGGAGGGCGCGAAGCGTGACGGTCTCGACATCGTCATGATCATCGTCAACCTGTCGGACTACGCGGTCGGCTCCACGAAGGGTGGCGAAATCACCACCTTCGAGGACTTCGACATCGACTTCAACCAGTACAAGTACCTGATCGAGACTCGGCTGTCCGGTGCTCTCGTGCGTCACAAGACGGCTCAGGTCATCCTCCGCGGCAACACGCAGACGCTGGCTACGCTGCAGGAGCCGACGTACAACTCGGGTACGCGTGTCGTGACCATTCCGGCTGTCACGGGAGTCACGTACAAGAACGATGTCACCGGCGCAACGCTGTCTACCGGTGCTCAGACGGCCATCCCGGCCGGCCAGACGCTGGAAGTCGCCGCGGTTCCCAACACCGGCTACTACTTCCCGCACGGCACCGACAACGACTGGACGTACGGCGCCTAAGGATGGTCCCGAATGACAAGGTTTTTTGGGAAAGTCGGGTACGGGATTTCCGTTGATCAAGGTGAAGGCGTGTGGACAACTGTCGTCAGCGAACATCTCTATCAAGGGGATGTGGTTCGCCCAAGTCGTCGTTATTTGAGCGACGATAAGGTCAACAGTGATCTGACAGTTGGCAACGCCATCTCTATTGTGGCGGACGGGTACGCGAACAACCATTTCTTTGCCATTCGGTACGTGGAATGGCGGGGAGCTCTCTGGGAAGTCACGAACGTCGACGTAGAGAGCCCCCGCCTTGTCCTGAGGTTGGGGGGTGCCTATAATGGACCGACGCCCGTTGTTCCAAGCGGTCCTTGAGAGTTTAGGATTCCCTAATCTCAAGGTGTATTTCCAGCCTCCCGAAGACATCCAAATGGTCTTTCCTTGTATCGTGTATTCTCACGATCCAGGATCCAGCAAGTTCGCGAATAATCATCCGTATAACTACGTACAACAGTACGAAGTCAAATTGATTTCGAGAGTTCCTGAGCCTGTCTTGTTCGAAAAACTGACTCAGCTCCCGCAGTCAATCCACGCGCGGTCCTATGTCGCCGACAACTTGAACCACAGCGTGTTTTCCATTTACTTCTGACCAACACGGGAGAAAGCATGACCGTACTCCAGTGGGACAAGACCGGCGAGCGTCTCTACGAGACGGGTGTCGACCGCGGCGTCCTTTTCCAGATCGATGAGACCGGCGATTACATCAATGGCGTTGCGTGGAACGGTCTCACGGCTGTCACCGATTCTCCGTCGGGCGCCGAAGCCAACAAGAAGTACGCCGACAACCTCGAATACCTGAACCTTCTCTCTGTGGAGATGTTCGGTTGCACGATCGAGGCCTACACGTATCCGGATCAGTTCGGCCAGAACGACGGAACTGCGGCGCCTACCCCCGGTGTGGCAGTCAGCCAGCAGCGCCGGCGGACTTTCGGTTTTTGTTGGCGCACGCGACTCGGCAACGATGTCGAGGGTACTGACCACGGCTACAAGCTCCACATGGCGTGGGGATGTCTTGCTGCTCCTTCGGAGAAGGCGTACGCAACCATCAACGATTCGCCCGAGGCGATCACGTTTTCGTGGGTTGTCAGCACGACTCCGGTACCGATTGGCGTTATCAGCGGTACGGAATACAAGCCTGCTGCGAAGATCACGATCGACAGCACCAAGGTCGATCCGACCAAGCTGGCTGCGCTCGAGGCGATGCTGTACGGAACCGTCAGCACGGCGCCGGCTCTTCCGCTTCCCGCGGATGTCATCATCATGATGTCGTCCACGCTGACGTCAGCTACTCCGACGGCACCGACGTACAACTCGTCGACTGACATCATCACCATCCCCAGTGTCACGGGCGTGGAGTACTGGATCAACGGCGTGCTGGTTCCTTCCGGTGCTTACGGACCTATTGCCGCGAACACCGAAGTCTTGGCGCGCCCTGCCACGGGCTACAAGTTCCCGGTCCCGACGCAGACGCAGTTTGTGTTCACGTTCGCCTGATAGAATGGAGGTGAGAGAGTGCTTGAATTGGACGTCGTCGTGTCTGAATCATACGACGAAACTTCAAACAAATTCGTATCGACCACGCAACGTGTCCACCTCGAGCACTCTCTTGCTTCGTTGTCAAAATGGGAGTCGGTTTTTGAAAAGCCGTTTCTTGGAACCGATGCAAAAGACCACGAAGAGACGTTTGCGTATATCGAGATGATGGTCGTCGGCCCCAAGTTGACTCCGGCGGTTCTTCTGGAACTCGTTAAAACGCACAGCGGCGAGATTCAGTCCTACATTAATCGCACAATGTCGGGAACCAGAATCTCGGAGGTTCAGAAGCAGACAGGCAGTCGTCGAGAGACGATAACGTCAGAGCTGATCTATTCGTGGATGGTCGAAATGAACATCCCGTTTGAAACCCAGTACTGGCATCTGAATCGTCTCATCACTCTGATTCGGGTCATTAGTCTGAAACGCTCTCCCAAGAAAAAGATGACCGCGGCGGAGCGTTCCGAACTCAATCGTCAGAGGCAAGCTATGCAGAATACTCGCGGTTGAGGGGAGGTTTGATGACGCGAATTGTGTGGTCTGGAGTAGGCACTCGACTCTTCGAAGCGGGCGTTGACCGAGGTGTTCTTTACGTCGGGGATGCAACCGGTGTTCCCTGGACTGGTCTGATCGGTGTACGCGATAGTCGATCAGGGGGTGAGCCCAAGCCTCGTTTCGTGGATGGCGTGAAGGTCAGCAATCATGCCACTCTCGAACAGTTTCAAGGGACTATTGAAGCATTCGCATATCCATCCGAGTTTGAAGTATGTGATGGAACTGCAAACCTTCAGAACGGTTTGCGTGCTAAGCGTCAACGACGCCAGCCGTTTCATTTGGTATACAGGACCAAGATCGGAAACGATCAGAAAGGTCTAGAGTATGCCTATAAGATTCATATCCTTTACAATCTGCGTGCCCAACCCGCGGATCGAGGATACGAAACCCTCGGCGAAAATATAGAGCCGATGACTTTTACGTGGGATGTCAGCGCTCGACCTGAGATGGTTCAGGGTCTCATTCCCACAGCATATTTCGAGATTGATTCTCGAATCGTGCCGTTTGACCTTCTACAGACGCTCGAAAACATGTTGTACGGCGATTCGACTCAAGACGCTTCTCTCCCTTCGGCGGGGGAACTGGTCTTCTTGTTCGATTCGTATAACGATCTCGTTTATGACGCCGGCGACGTGTTCACCCCGGCGTTCTCCATCCATGATGCCGGAAGTCCTTCTACTTCTGTCACGTCAACAGTCGATTCAGGTGGTGTGTGATGTCAGTTGGCGTGCAGCAGCAACAGCGGAGGGCGACCGAAGCAGTCTGGGCAACGTCTGGAAAGATCCTTGCAGCCGGCGAGATTGGCTATGCGACGGATTCGCACGTCATCAAAATTGGCGACGGCGTCAATACTTGGGGTAATCTCCAGATTCCCTACGATGGTCGGTATTTGCCCATTGGCGGCAAAGCGGCTGACGCGGACATGCTCGACGGCATCAGCTCCGCGGGATTTCTCTTGGTGGGCGACAAATCCTTCGCCGCCACTGCTGACAAGATTGTTCTTCGAGACAGTAGTGGTCGAGCGAAGGTGGCAACCGGTGTCAGCACCGACGACATCGTCAATTATGATCAGATGGTGGCTGCAGATGCAGTTGTCAAACAGAGTTTGATCAGTCGGTCAGTCACGGCAGCGTTCACGCTTGCATTGACCGATATCGGCAAGACCATTTTGGTTGCTAACTCCAGCTCGACGTACACGACGTTCGCGGCGAATATTCCGCTGAACTCGTCGGTCGCTTTCCCGATCGGTTCTGTGGTGAATATCATCACGACCGATAAGGGGCCGATTACTCTCACTCCCGCGGGTGGTGTCACTTTGACGGGCCCCACAGCACTTCCCGGCGGGGTTAGTTCGGTGCGTCTGGTGAAGACAGCCACCGATTCCTGGCTCGTCGCAGATATTCGTTACAGCGCGGGCCCAGTGCTGCGACGAAAGCTGGTCAATGGTTCGGGCAACTCGTTGCCGAACGGTAGCTTCGTTGCGTTGAGTTTGAATGGAACGAACACCACTCCCAGTGGTCTGTACACGAATAACTACGATTCGCTGGGAACGAACGAGCAGTACAACGCAACCACAGATGCATACAAAGCATTCTGTCGTCGCGAAGGCTGGTACGACATTCATGCTCAGTTCAGTCTGGGTACCAGTGCCGGCGGTCGGTTCTACTGCCAGATCAAGGTCAATGGCGTTGATCAATACGCAGGTCGTGGTCAGATCCGCGGCGCGAGTGAGCTCACGGCGGCTTACGACGGCCATATTGCTCTGAACGTGGGCGACGAAGTTCGTATGTATGGCTTCCAAGACGCAGTGACTACAGATACGGTCAGTGATTCGCCATACGCATCGTCACTCTTCTCGTGGGTCTGGCGTCGTCCACTGTAGAAAGGGGATATTTGTGAAGATTTCCCTTTCGTCTAACGGTGGATTCGACAAAACCGAAGCCTGGCTCAAACGCCTTCAAAAGCTCGATATTGGCGCGGTCGCGCAAGCGGGTGCACAGCGAGGTGTTCGAGCATTGGCCTCAGCTACGCCTCGAGATTCCACCCAAGCGGCAAATTCGTGGAAAACCGAAGTCAAACGCACCAAGGACAAAACGACTATCACGTGGTTGAATACGGATGTCGAAAACGGCTTCCCGGTTGTGATCATGCTTCAGTATGGCCATGGAACCGGGACTGGCGGATATGTTCAAGGTCGCGACTTCATTAACCCAGCTATCCGTCCGATATTTGACGAGATCGCCCAATCTGTGTGGAAGGCGGTGACATCTGCATGAGCGCTATCGAAGAGCGCGTAACAAAGCTGGTATTCGACACCGCCCAATTCGGGTCGAAAATCTCCGGCGTGTTGAACCAGCTGGCGCAGCTCCGAGAGAGCCTCAAGCTCGACGGGGCTCAAAAGGGCCTGCAAGACGTCGAGACTACCGCCAGCAAATTCTCGTTGCAAGGGATGAAAGATCAAGTATCGGGAGTCCTTGGGCAGTTTACTGCCCTGCAGGTTGGAGCGATTACTGCGCTGACGAATATCGTCAATAGAGCAGTAAACGCTGGGGCACAGATCGTTAAGTCTCTCACTATCGAACCGATTATGTCGGGTTATCGAGAGTATGAGACAAATCTGAATTCAATTCAGACGATTTTGGCTAACACGGGCCTGAAAGGCGCGGAAGGCCTCAAGCAAGTTACCGATAAACTGGACGAGCTGAATCATTACTCGGATCAGACGATCTACAATTTCTCCGAGATGGCTCGGAATATCGGTACATTCACCGCTGCCGGCGTGAAACTCGATGTGGCCACTAGCGCCATCAAGGGTATTGCTAACCTGGCGGCTGTGTCTGGATCGAATGCTGAGCAAGCATCCGCGGCGATGTATCAGCTTTCACAGGCGTTGGCTGCGGGTAAGGTCACCCTGGAAGACTGGAACTCTGTCGTCAATGCGGGTATGGGCGGCAAGGTATTCCAAGATTCGCTGATCGAAACGGCACGAGTTCATGGTGTCGCAGTAGATAAGTTCATCAAGGACGAAGGCTCGTTCCGTTTGAGTCTTCAGAAGGGCTGGCTTACCAGTGGAATTCTGACGGAGACGCTCAGTAAATTCACTGGAGAATTGACAGCCGATCAGCTCAAGTCGATGGGCTACAACAAGCAGCAAATCGAAGGCATCATCGAAATGGGTAAGACCGCGACGGATGCGGCTACCAAAGTCAAGAGCATGACTCAGCTTCTCGATACATTGCGCGAGGCTGTCGGCTCCGGGTGGGCTAAGACTTGGCAGATTGTCTTCGGCGATTTCGACGAAGCCAAAGATCTGTTTACCGGAGTTAACAATGTTCTGAGCAAGATGATCGCTAATTCTTCTGATGCTCGAAACAAGCTTCTTCAAGACTGGAAAGATCTTGGTGGTCGCGATGCCTTGATCAAGGGGATCGCCAATGCGTTCGAAGCTTTGTTGGCTGTTCTGAAACCGATTCGCGAAGCATTTAGCCAGATGTTCCCAGCTGTAACCGCTAAGAATCTGTATGATTTGACGGTCGCCTTTCGAGACTTCACGGCGAACCTCAAAATAGGAGCTGAAACCGCAAATAACCTCCGGCGGACTTTTGCTGGATTCTTTGCGATCTTGGGAATCGGCTGGGATCTCATCAAAGCCGGAGCAGTATTTATCGGCAATTTGATCGGGAAGTTCACTGGCGGTGCCGGCGATATTCTCCGCTTCACGGGAAACATCGGCGACTTCTTGGTTGCCCTACGCCAGACGATTCAGCAAGGTCAGTTGTTCACGCGATTCTTTAATCTGCTGTCGAAGGCAGTTGATATCGCTCTTGTGGCGCTCAAGGCCGCTCGTGATCTGATTGCGCGCATCTTTCAGCATGTGGATTTGTCCCCGGTGGAGGACATGCTGAAACGGATTGCAGCCGCAATCAAGCCGTCCGTATCCCTGAGTGAACTGATGGCTGCCGCATTCGTCAAGGTCTCTGCGGTTATGCAACGCTTGACCGATACCGCATTTACAGGGTTCGTCAAGCTGTGGGATTTTGTTCAGAATGTGGTAAAGGGTATTCGAGAGACGCTTGGTGGTGCGGGCGGAGGCCCTAGCGCTAAGGGATTGCTGTTGGGTGTAAACACCGCAGCCATTGTAGCGTTCATCTCATATTTGAAGAAGTTCTTCGACAATTTCAAGCCGGCCGAGTTTCTCGACGCACTGATCAGCAACCTTGAGGCTATTACGGGAGCGCTCAAGGGAATGCAGCATGCTTTGAATGCAGCAGCATTGCTGGGTATTGCTCTTGCCATTGGAATTCTTGCTATTTCGATGGATAAGCTGGCTAAGATCGACAACGCCGGTTTGACTCGAGCAGCAACCGCAATTGCTGTATTGATGGGAGAGCTGGCAGCAGCATTCGTGCTCTTCAACAAAGTGGCTGGAACCTTCGGAGCAGCAAAGTTGATTGTTGTATCAACTGCGCTTATTCGTTTGGGCGCGGCTTTGTTGATCCTTGTCACTGCGGTCGAAAAGCTCTCTAAGTTGTCGTGGGATGAGCTCGCCAAGGGTCTGACGGGCGTGCTGGTTCTGATGGGTGCTTTGGTAGCCGGCGTGAAATTCCTTCCAGGAGATATTGCGGGTGTCGTTAAGACATCCACGGCCCTGGTTGTGTTGACGGTCGCTATTCGAAATCTCGTAAATGCAGTAGAAGATCTGAGTAAACTTAGCTGGGAACAGTTGGCGAAGGGTTTGACCGGGGTGTCTGTACTCCTCGGTTCGCTGGCTTTGTTTACCAAATTTGCCGAACTCGACAAGGGCGGCATCTTCTCTGGGCTGGGAATCATTCTGATTGCCACAGCATTGAAGATCCTCGCTAGTGCTGTTGGCGATTTTGTCAAGTTCAACTGGGAACAGTTGGGTCGAGGTATGGCTGCTATCGCTGTGGGTCTGGGACTCATTGCGGCAGCACTATATTTGATTCCTCCCACAGCTGTCTTGAGCGCCGCGGGCGTTCTGATCGTAGCTGCTTCATTGGGCCTGATCGCCGATGGCGTGAAGAAAATGGCTGCAATGTCGTGGGGTGAAATCGGGCGTGGTCTCGCTGTTATGGCCGGCGCCCTACTTGCCATTGCACTTGCTATTGGATTCTTGCCTCCGTCGTCCCTGTTGAGTGCCGCTGCCATCTTGAT